TCGGAAAACAACTTCAGCAGAGCCATTACCAATAACGCCTTCGGCACGACTAGCATTAGGATGTGCCTGTCGAAGCTTATAAGCCCATGTTAAAATCCAATCTCGAAAAAGGCGAGGGTCGCTACCGGCAACAGGAGGCTGATACACACGCTTGCGCGGGTTCTTTTCGGGAACTTTCCAATAGGGATTGGATTTAAGGTCCTTCTTAGAACTATGCACCATTTTCATATTGCTGGCACCACCTTTCCAGTGAGCTTCTTTGGCCTTGGAATTGCCACCTGACCATGGAGTACCGTCGACGCGGGGTGCATCCGACGTATACTCGGACTTAACCTTACGGTTAGAGCCCGCGATCTGGTGACGCCTAGTAGCAGCTAAACGGTCAACTAATTGGTGGTTAGTGGAGGTAGTATCCTTCAGCCAACCCGCCATGTTAGTGACACCATATTCGGTTGCTACAGCAACCAACATTTCCCAAACCTCTGTCTTCGTGTATATTACAGGGACACGCATGACAAAAGGTTCTTCAGCTTTCTCTTCCTCATCCCCATTCTCTGGGGCAGAATCCAAAACTGGACCACCATCGTAGTAGGTTCTTACACGGCCTCCTACTAGAACCGTGTGCCACCCGGAAAGATCTTCTTCTTCTTCCCAGGCTTGTGGGGGAGCATCAACGCTCACCCCACCAGGTGCACTAAGCACCCCCGGCTCAACATTTTCGCCTTGAGTTAGGCTTGTCTCAGCTAGACTACTCTGCAATGCAGAGTTTGAAGATACTACTTCATCAGTCATGGTAAGAATGTCATCAATAGATGTGTATGTCTCGGGATCGGAACCACATGATTCCGACCTGACCTGCAACGCAGGAATTTCAGATCCAACATCAAAACTCATTGATAATTGATCACAACAAAAGCTACTCGGGGTCTAAAGACAGTGTAGTAGATCACTGTTTGATATAAAAAGATAAAAAGCTCAGCGCATCCTAATAGGAAATACGCAAGGCTAATCATCAACCATCTAAACATGAAGTGCGATAAAGCACGAACATAATAAATGGGAACGCCTACAATTATTATCACCCACCAAGTCACATAATAACTCAGGTAATTAAACAATTCCACAAGTGATATCATTTAAAATAATAGGTATAAACAATTGGTACAAGGGCCTCAGACATAGTGCTGTACAACACAATGTTGATAATGACAGCGAAAAAGAGTGGAAGCATAGGGTTAGCTTCAGCAATCCGAGTCAACCAAGGCATAGTGATAAAACGGGTAACACAATAACCAAAATAATATTGGAGACAGTATTCAACAGCGCGAACTATCATCGGAGCGTAGGTCCAAGTCATCCACGTAGGAAAGTAGTACAATCCAAGAACGTGAGGTAACGACAGGTGTGCCACCTCAAAAGGCACAACATCATTTCGCAATGCGAAATTTAACGATTCTACAAACAAACTCATTGTTGTAGGGGTGTCTTTGTACAGACAAAGACTAAACATGGATAATATTTCTAGGTCAGACTATATCAGGTCTGAAAATGTTGGTTAACATGTTTTCGCACAATCATCAATCAAAACAAAAAGAAGGAAGTAAGTGACTCACCGCGTAAGGTGTTCATCAAACGACTTCTAAAAGAGCTGGTCAAGCTATATAATTGACAAATAGTGCCGACCGTACGTTAGTACGGCGAAATAGTAGGGGAAAGGGACCAAG